CATCAGAAGATGAATATTCAGCACCTATTCTAACCAATGAGTTAGTATCTTCCATAGCTACATAAGTTGAAATATTAGTTGCTGTTTGATTAACATCTACAGAGTCAACGTAAAGGTCTATATAATTTGCTGCCGTAGCACCTGTCCATGTACCAGGGGTGGCCGTAGTTCCACCATTGTATGTCATAGCAATATACCGCCACCCCGTATCTATGGCATTGTCTGTTACTGTTGATACGTAAACAGTATCTAATTCTTCTATTCCGTCTGTATCATTATATAAGGCTGTTACTTCAGCAGAGGAAAGTTCCTTATTAAATACCATTACATTGTCTATTTTGCCATTAGCGTATACATTATCAGCAGCAGCAGAATCGGGATTTGGCGAAAAACCAATATAAACATCGGTGGCATTATTGTGCATTGCAGTATATGTACCAGACTTGTAATCAGTATCATCTACGGCAGAACCATTAAGATATAAAGAAATTCCATCGGAAGCATTTACGCCACCAACTCCACTATATGTCATAACAACATGAGCCCAAGACCCTTGCTGTGCAGTTATTGCTGTACTATACGATTTACCGACATAAACAGTATCTAAATGATCAAAACACTGTCCTACAAGTTTATCGTCACTATTTACCCAGAATTGCCATACCATTCCATTTGAAGCATGAGTTTTTGTTAGTATTGGAAAACTTGTAGGGTCAACCATATTTATCCATGCACTTATAGAGAAAGGTGAATCGTTAGAAGCGTCTCCAAAATTCAAATCAGTTGTTGCCGAAATTGTGACTTTATCATTAATACCATCAAATTCTATTGCGTTAACAATCTTGCCTGCTACACTATGAGTAGATGTATAATTATCGCCTTCATCATCCATTACTCCGTGATTACTGCCAATCTCATCTGTTATAACAGAATCGTTAGCACTATCGTTTAGCTTCCAATGTGCAACCAAGTCAGAGTCAAGGAGAAGGCTTTCATCGGCAATACACATCTTTAGCTTCTGAGATGTGTCAAGCGACAATTTCCATTCCCTTGTATTACCTTCATACCATTTAGAAATCAAAATCTGTTCGTCAGACTGCTCGGTTATATAAGCCCATCCAGCCAAACTAAAATCTCCGCCAGTACCCTCTTTGAAAGTAAAGTCTGCATGGTCAATAACTGAAACAGCGTAAATCTCACCTAGATCAAAGCCTAACGAGTTCTTAGCGGTTATACTCAAATCTTCTGTATTTGTGGTTGCTACGCCATCGTGAGTAGCACCATCGGAATCGACTACAGCAGTATTAGAAGTGTCGTCGTTTAATTTCCAATGAGCAATTATATTATTCAGAGCTGATAAATCCTCCGTTCCACTCGAAGTTAATATCGGACTGCCGTCCCTATAATATCGTGCATACAAATTTCCCAGCTCGATCATGTAAGTATCATCAGTTGAATATTTGAAAGGAATAAGTCTTACGGGATTATTGCTATCCTTGACCTCTGCTACGTATTTAGTACCAGGTCTTCGTTCCACGGGACCCATGACAGAGACGAACATATTCTCAATAGTCCTGCAGCTTGAGTTGTATTTTTGATAGTCCGGTCTCCCCTCAATAAGAGGACTAACTTGTCCATTGTTGAAACTTAGATGTGTTGGGCTAAGACCTAATGCAACTGCTGTTATAAGTAATAATATTATTGCAATAAAACGTTTCATTAAATCGATCTCCGATTCCCATTAACATCAGTATAAGTTCCTAAACTAGAACCTGGTCTGGGAATAGAGCCACGATCAGACCTTCCTCCACTAAAATCATTTATGACCCTTGAATAATTATTCGATTGACTTTGTATTGCTCGTTTAGCTTCCGGGATAGTTAGCTGTTGATACTCTGTAAGCAATGCCTGCCTGAATTCTGTATTCTTACCCATAACCGGAGCAATCTCAGCAGCTAAGAGCTGGGCAATAACTTCCTCAAACTCAGCACTAAATAAAGCATATGTCTCCTGGTCAATAACGTACTCGATATAAGCACTGTCACCACCAAGATTCGTAAGATCGTTGGTCAAGAGAATGAAGCCATCACCATCGATATTGATTATTACTTTGTACTGATATTCTCTGTGAATTCTGGTGTTAACACGAATAACTTCATCTTTCTGTCGAACCATAGCAAGGTAGTCACTGGGCAGATCGAAAGCATACATATAACCGCTAACCTCGGGAGCTTTACTGATAATCCCGGTATTGGCTGTGTAATCCCAGTCATCTGTACCAACAACTCCCGTCAGTGTGAAAGTTGTTGTCGTTGGAACCGTGGCAACCGTGTAGGTATTTCCGTTCAACGAAGTAACTAAAGTACCCTTCAAGTCAGAGAAGAACCTCGTATCATCGATGCTAAGACTATGAACTTCAGCCGTTGTGAATGTAACAATGCCAGCCGCATTTACAAGAGACTCAATAATAACATCATCTTGCATCAATTCATCTCCGAGATCTGCATATTTTACAGTCTCATTGAACGGTGTCTTCGTAGCGGCGAATTGCTTAATGACCCGCTTTCGAACAACAGGATATTTAGCATTGATAGCATTACTTATTCGATCGTCATCAGCGGTAAGTTGTACAGCCGTGACTTCGCCATTGCCATTGTTCTGATCGCCGAAACCACCTAACCTGTACCCAGCATTGTTTGCAATATCTACTAAGCCTGTAGCCATAATTAAAAACCTTTAATTAGAAGTTTTGAGTCTGCATTACAAGTCGTAGTAACAATAACCATAATGTCAGCACCTTTAATATCTACAGAAGCTTCAGCGTTTGTGTTATCAGCAGGAGATACAGTTCCCCAGGTAGAATTCCAAGCAGCAGCAGTCAGAGTGACTGTATCCGCAAGTTCGAAATCAACCAGGTCAGAGACAGCGTGAGTCAGAACATCAGCCTGAGTTACTCCGAGATTGTTCACAATACTGATCTTCTCTTCAGCTGTAAAGGTACCCGAAGCAGACTTGTATGTAATAGTCCCCGCAGCATTGCCGCCAGCCCATGTTCCACTTGACAGGACTGTTGATACCACCACCGCCGTCTTCCCACTGGTCACCCCAGTTACAACGTTTCCCGGCTTAGGCTCATATGTTCCACCTGATGTGAATGTTATCTGATCATAAACAGACTGTTGCGTACCAACCACCCATGCTAATTGACCGGCATAGCTAAGTTCACAATCCTTACCACCGCCTAACGATCCGATATATATCTCATCCGTCCGTGTACCTCCGTCAGTTATTCCTATAGCCCTGAGTCTTATGGCATTCCATTCGGAATCGAGAGTGTATATCGATATCTCATCATCACCGCCTTCAGCAGCAGCTTTAACTGTTAATAATGTTCTCTCTGTAACTCCCAAAGCATTAGGCTCATCCCCCGCACTCGTAGTCTCATCAGCTATAAGCCAAGGCTCTTGGATTGTATGAAGAATACTACCATCAACATAACCGACAGCAGGAACCGTTCTTGCAAAACAAGGCAAAGCCAGTAAAAAAACTACCACCAAAACCATTAATAACTTTTTCATTTTATCTCCTTATTTAAAAAATTGAATCACAATTAACCTTCATATTCATGAATACCAATAAAAAAATCTATCTGAGAATTATCTGCAGGAGACCATGCCTGAATCCATACCTTGTCAGATCCAGAGTTTAGCCTTGGCATTTGAATTTCAGTTGGTACACCACCTCCACCAAATAAGGCATAGTCATATTTTACCATTATTTCAGTGTACTGTCCTGCTGTTATTGCATCTGCCATTGTACCTGTTCCATAGACTATGCGAAGTCTATAAACAGTGGTATGGTCTGCGTCTATAATCAACATACGATGTAGATCAAATTTAACACTACCAGATATTACTGGAGTATCATCAGTTCCAAAAACCTTAGCTTCATCGTCAGCATCACTGCCATAGCCGTTGTTTCCACTAATGGCTATGAAAGGTATTAGATTATAAGCTGCCCAATTATTTCCACTTTGGTCTCCATTAATACCAAACCACCTCTCTCTGGAATGAAAATGCTTCTCAATTTCATGGACCTTATATGCAAGGGAGTTAGGGGCACCAAGTAATCCGTTAACGGCCTGATCGTCAATCTTAACGCCGTAGTATGGACCATACCTTCCAACGCCCATCGATCCGATCGATAACAATGCAAGTAAGAAACCAACTAAAACACCTTTATGCTTCATTCTCTTATCTCCATGGAAACTATTATTATTATTCAACTTCTTCTGTCCATGTCCCTATTGATGCGTATGTTATCCAACGACCTACTTGAGTGCATTCAACCGTAATTGCATCAAATGCAGCATTTGCAGTACCGTTAGTTATGTACTCACCTGCTACACTTGTTAGCGTTCCATCTGGTAAATACGCATATTCTGAACCATCAGGGTTAAGTATTAAATCGTTTGTTCCATCAGTGACACTGAACATAAACTTAAGTCCTAATGTAGCCGCTGGAAGATTAACAGTCACCACTCCACTGCTTGCATCAATCAAAAATGTTTTATTATTTTCAGATGTTTCAAGGTTAATCGTACCAGTTACTAATGTTCTTTTATTCCAAAAAGCATTATCAGACGAACTCCAACCTGCAACTAATTCTTCATTATTACCATTTGAATTAGCTACCCACACACTAATAGCACTTGAACCTACATCCTTATTACCCTCAACGACACAGCCTGATTGCGTTTTAGCACTACCAGCATGAAGCACGAGATTTACACTCACATCACCAGCATTAATATAATTACCTCGAATAATAATATTGGTGTTATCACCACTAAGCTGAAGCATATTATAATTAAACCCATCGAAGTAATTACCTTCAATAATTATGTTATTTAGGGTTGTGGCGGCAATTGTCCTAAAGGCAATGCTATTAGAGCCTCCACCCCCTGTAAATGTATTACTATTAATCATAACGCCAGATATATCATCTACAAGCTGCACGCACGCAGACGGTGAACCAGCAGGGACAGAAAATACATTGGAGGCTATTGTAATATTAGAACATTGATTTAAGTATAATGCACCATCTGCAACTGTACTTGTAGTTATTGCTACATTTCCAATAATAGATATATTTGTCGGTAAAGATGAACCAGTAACATTCCCATCAACAGCTATAAGTCTTTCACCATTAGTTACAGTATTACCAAATATATTCACAAAAGAACAAACTGGTGAAGAGGCATGGCAACTAACTAATATCCCATAATGGTCCTCAGACGTATCATTAGCTTGAGTTACACAGTTACTTATAACTGAAATTTTAGAGCATCCATCTTGAACCTCAATACCGCAACTCCCACTAAAAACAGCCCCAGATCCTTTGTCAATAACATTACCAATAACTATTGAATTGGTTACTGACTCATTAAGAGCAATACCATCGTCATAGAAATTAGTCACAGTATTTTGTGATATCCTCCCACCATCTGCTTCCTGATATTCAATCCCAGAAAAAGTAGCATTAATAATTGTGCAGTTTTCAATTATCGCATCATCACATCCATATAAGCTGATTGCACCAATTCCACCACCAATCCAAGCACTGCCATAATAAGAAAGAGTTGTAGCAGCAACTTGATTAGTAGCATTCTGGTTAAGTTTAAGGTCTCTTATAACTACACCAGTAATATTAAATCCTGGAAGTGCTTCTCTTGCTACTATGGTATTAGCAGAAGTTCCCTTATCTTGATTAGCAATCATACACCTATTAGAGGCATCTGCTAATTTAATAACTGTTGCATCTCCATTTCCAACTAAAGTCACAGAAGAGCGTAGTATTAAAATATCATCACTTATTAAATAATTACCAGAGGCTAAATGCACAACTCCACCAAGAGTAGGAAGAGCACTGATAGCTTTGTTAATCTGTACCTGGTCAGCCGCACCATCGCAAACATAATCAGCTGCTTGCTTTACACTGTTAGTACTATCGGACGCAGCTACGTATAAAGCATTAGGACTAGTTGAAATACTGGAATACCTCGATCTACCACCTGCAAAATTCTTCGATAAGCCAACAGTTGACATTGTCAGCAAAAACAAGATTATAAAATTCTTCATTTCAGACTGTTCTCCATTGTCAATGAAAAAAGGATGCGGGCGGCTAAGCCCGCACCTATTAAATTTAACCTACCTGCGTTAGCGTTACACCGCCATCAGCAGCAGTCATACCACTTACATACCAATTAGTACCATCACAAGTTACTTCAACCCAGTCACCTATAACGGCAACTGATTGAACAAATGTAATAGTATCTTCCTCTTGACCTACAGGACCATCATCTCCGGTGTCAGACTCGGCTTCAAGAACCAGGCCATATATCAGGTTTTCAGAAGCAGCCGTTACAATTGTATAATTGGCACCAGCAGGAGCCGCACCAATAATAAACCTATAGGTTATTCCAGCAGATGTAGCAGCAGAAGGCAAAGTTGAAACAAACTCGGTTGCACTATTCAAGACAAAGACTTTACCTGCTTCAGCGATAGTAATTGTATTTGTAGCAGCAACTACCTCGACCGGTGTTACTATGGCAGAAGATACAGTTAGTTTACCAGTTACGGTAGCAGCACCGCCAATAGTCATTGTTCCTGTATTAGTAACAGTAACAACACCAGCAGCAGTTATTGTTATATCGTCTCCAGCGTTAATACCTATATCACCAGCATCAACACCTACGGCTTCAATATCAACTGATCCAGCAGCGGAATTAAGCGTAATGCCACCAACATCAGACGAAAGTATAATCGACTCATCGTCGATACCTTGATCTGAATGTAAAGTGATTTTCTCACTTGTTCCTGCATCGGCTTCAATATAAATTGCAGCAGCACTATTTTCGCCAGCAGTAATATTCACTGAACCTGCGGTATTAGTAATATCAATGTCCTCAGTAGCACCACCAGCGGCGGTAATATCAATACCACCAGCAGACGCAACAAGCTCAATAGCATCCGCGGTATTCTCTGTAGTAGTAAAAGATATACTCAAAGCTACATCAGCATCAATACCACCAGCGGCAGAATCAATGTTAATAGCATCAACAGCAGCCTCGCCAGCATCTAAAGTGATAGACTTATTAGTCGCGTCAACTTTGAAATCACCTCCAATAAGCGTAGTAGTAATAGCACCACCCGCGGTATCAATGGTAATGTCGTCAGCTGCGTTAATATCAATATCATCAACAGATGTAATATCAATATCACCAGCTGCACCAGATGTTGAAAGACTCAAAGCATCAGTACCAACACCAGACGATGTAAGAATTAAACTTGCATCTTGGTCTGTAGTAGCCTGTGCAATAGTAAGGTCTGTAGTACCAGTTGATGTTAATGTGATAGTTGAGGCAGCATCATCAAATACAATAGTACCAACACCTTCAAGGTCATCACAAGCACCAAAAGCAATAGAATCAATGCCAGTATCACTTGCGTAAGTCAGCGTATTAGCAGTAGCGAGATTGAACTCAAAATCCTCTGTGCCATCAAACTCAATCACATCATCATCTACATTGTTGATTATCTCATCGTTTTCAAGAACAATATCCGAAGCTCCAACATCAATTCCAACAAAAGTAGCAACGCCAAGTTTCGTTACAGACCAAGTAGCGGATGTTCCGGTAATATCTGCACCTGTTCCAGTTGTAGCAATCTCAATAGTTGGGTCTGTTCCTGCGTTACTAAGTACTAAGGCGGGATAAGCACCAGTCTCACCATGTACAAGAGAAAGGCACTCACTGTCAGAGGATGCACCTGTTGTTAATGTCACAGCAGTCCCACTATCAACAACGATAGATTCGCCACCATTATAAGCCTCGTCAAGCGAAGCATAAGAACCACCAGATTCGAGACTATCCCATCCAATAGAGGTTCTTAAAACCATCTTTTCGAGAGCTGAGTTATAATACAACCTACCTTCTGTAGCCGTTGGGTTAGTTGTCTCACTGATAAATAATAGATTAGATATCCCTGTAGTGTCAGTACCAGTAAATATATCATCTACCTCACCAATAAAATTGTAAACTGGATCACTCCCAGTACCCGCATTTAATGACTGTCTATTCTTCTTGTAGTTATCCTGGTCATAAGTCAATCCACTCGCCATACCAACAATGCAGGCGAGCATTACTAAAATAAATAAAAACTTTTTCATTGCTAGTTACTCCTTAAATAAATTTTTAATAGGACACCTGGTCGAAAGGTAGAAACCAGGCATCCTAAAGATCAATTAAACACCTGAACCAACTGATGCTATTTCCGGAACTGTAACACCAGACTCGGTTACCATTTTGTGATGCAACGTCTGAGGCTCACTTGGTGACAAAGCTGCATTAATGTAAACTTCAGCACCTGCTGAAACAGTTGCTATCATACCAACAAACTCATAATCAGAGCCGTCTGCTTCAAGGAAATCTTTGAGCATCTTACCAATGTTTACGGCAACAATGTGTCTACCAGCGGTTGCTATTCGTTTATCTTCGAAGTCTGTAATCGTTACGCTAAGAACTTCCTTGATGTTGTCAAGGGTTGCTTCTTTCGCAGCAACTAGAGCGAATTTATATGTATCACTATCATTGCCTGTTGCTACAGAATAAGTATCTACAACCCACCAAAGATCCGTAAGGTTGCTATAATCCTTACCTGCTCCGTCGGCATGAACAGCAATAACATTTGTCATGTCGGTAGCTGTACCAGCAGGACACTGTTGAGCAACGGCTAACTTTCCTAATGTTGCTAATATCATTTTTATACTCCTTAAATCAAATTTTCATTTTACTTACACACACACACACACACACACAAACACGACAGTTATTAACTTGAAACAACAGGATCTTCGCCAGAACCAATAGTCTTATTAAGGGCATCCATGTAAGCGATGATAATAGCATTCTTACCAGTGCCTATCATAGGAAGATCGGTTTTGTAGATATTGTCGTTCGATGTATGTACCATAAGTTTGTTATTAGCTTCAATAACCAACTTAGCATAAAGTCTTTCAGGACACATCAAGACCCAAGGGGAAGGAACTTCAGTAACAACACCGTTTGCGTTCTGTTCCATTGAACCACCAGTCGGAGCATTGATGATACTTGCTTCGATGATAGTATTGATGAGGTCAGCACCAGGAAGGTCTGTAACGCCACAAGGAACATTACAGATACGTTTCAAAGCTCTCTGGTCACGAACAAAGATACCCTTCTGGATCATGAACTCAATCCAGATATTCCATCTGTGTTCATCATCATCTGTGCCGAGACCTTCTTCAAGCCACTCACCCTTCTCTTCCTGCTCAATACCAAGAGTAGGATGGTTAGGATTGTAGAGGAAATGAAGAGTATCAACACCTGGCTTCATGAGCCAGCAGCTGCGAAGATCGTCACCTGCTCCACCTACATTGAAACAGAACTTATTGTCGTAGGTGTTATAAGGATCACGTTTCATCAGACCGACAACACCACTCTGAGTAGGTTCGGACGATCCTTGCATCATCAGCTTAGTAACAGCCTGATTAATAGACATGATGTGAGCGATCTTATTAGCTTTCAAAAGAGCTCTGCCAACTGCTTCGTTCTCAGTTGTGAAAGTATCAGAAGGTGCTTTATAAGCCGAACGAACTGTCATGAGTGCTTCCACGAAAGGCTCGTGTTTTGCCTTAGACGCTTTCCAGCTTCCACCAACATCTACCAGGTTACCGGTAGGCAGTGACACAGTTCTAAGACCGTGATGTGTGAGTCCCTGGTTTGCAGGGAACGCAGGCAGGAATCGAGAAAAATCATCACGTTCTGCTAATGCGTTTACTACTGTGTTAATCGGTGCACCGCCTGGCAACTTGAATTTCAGTAAGTCAAAGATGTTGCCTATAGATGCATGAGATAGTGTACTCATTGTTAAACTCCTTAAAAATAATTTACAGTTTTAAAATACAATTATTTTCGGAGAAGTCGTCCGGACATCCGGGCTTCACCTTGCAATACAACCCTGCTTTTCGGGTTTGCCGTCTTTCCGGCAGTCACAAGGTGCAACCAATGGTTACATCATCTCAATTTATTCTTTTATACAAAGAGCATCGTCAGCCGAAGCTGGTGCTTTAATTCTGACGCATTATACCACATTAAGTCTTCTTAGGCCACAAAATACTTTCAGTTTTTCCATCGGCCACTGTTACGGGTTTACCTGGTGCACCGCCACCGCCATCATTGCTACTCTCAGCGGCAAGCGAACCAAGTTGTTTCAGTAACACCCTGCGGAGTACCGGATTAGTAGCTCCTTCTCGATCTCTCAGAAACTCAGCCATTTCATTAGCTTCTTCCGTACTGAGACCAAGATTGTTCACTAACGCTCTGTGTGTTAGTATCGAGCTTTCCTCGAGCTTCTCCTTGCTACCAAAATCAGGATGAATCGCCAATGCTTCATCAGTAGATTGTTTCTTAGCTGCGAAGTCAGCAGCTCTCCGTGCTTCGCTGTCATCCATAGCTTTTATAGATGCGAGATTAAAGAACTCAGCGAGCGGCTCCATAGCCGACTTAGGTATCTTCTTATCAATCGCAAACTGCTTGAAAGCATTTGCAAAGTTATCGTCATAAGGAGAACCTTCAGGTAATCCCTTCTTTAGATTAACATCAGAAAGGGATTCTAGGTCCGGTGCTGACTCGTAACCAAGCAGCTTAGTTGCCTTTAATGTGAACTCATTTCTTGATTTATCGTCCGGGAAAACATCCATTGACTCAGGGAGTTTCCCCGGTTTGCCCTTCATCTGTGCCAGGCCGTAACCATCCATGATAGCATCGTTAGGTGTCTCAAACTTCGACATATGGTTAGTAAACGCCTCTCTGTTGTCAGACGTTACTGCCTCATGCTCAAACTCATTGCTCCAGTGATCTTCCATAATCTTTTACCCTTTCATTCACATTCATAATTTTTAACATTATTTGAAATAAATCGTGTACTTAGTGACAAGCTCACGACTCTTTACAACCAAACTCATATCTTTAACAATCCGCAGCGGTTTCTGTGTTCCATACTTGCGGTTAATGTTCCTGAGAAACGACTGAAGATTGCTCTCATCAAACATAACTCTATTTGTCTGGACAAACTGAGCTTCAAGAACAGACTCCAACGTAAGAACGTTTAGCATGTTATCTTTAAACTTAACACCGACCGGAGGAACACTCTCTTTTATCCTTGCATCCGGGTTGCTCTGCTTATGCATACCATTGCATGCTTTAAGCAATGACTCGGCATCCGGGTAGCTTGCTATCATCTCGTCAGTCATACCGATATTCTTAGAAGCTCGGTTGTAAAGATCTTTGCCGTAAACCTGACTCAGTGACTTCTTCTTCGCTACTTCCTTCTTTATTACTTTTTTGCTTTTTTTCTTTGCCATACTATTTCTTCACCTTCCTGTTCCTGTTTTTTTTTGTAGTCTTGCAACCTCCTCGACCACGATTAGCACGAATCCCTTTGCCACTTCCATCACGTTTTGGTATGCCTGCCTTTGCCATTATTAACCTTTCTATTGTTTAACTTCTATCAAAACACAAAACATTTATAGGATTATCGTAATTTTTAATTACATTACTATAATCACAAATAATACCTTTTCTGCTGCCATTATTGAAAACTACTACGTCGTATTTAGTACTCTTTGGAACAGTAACAAATCTATACTTTGGATCTCTTTTAAAAACAAATACCGCCTTTTTACCACATTCAGAAATTGAATCAGTCTTCTTATAATAAGACTTAAAGTTTATTGGATTATCCGCAATTCCTACTTCATTAGTTCCTAATAGTATCATTTTTTAACCTTTCCTATTTCCCTTTGTTATGTCCAATTTCTAATATTAACGTAGCTACGTGAAACAAAAACCTTTTCTTCTTAGGTATTTGCTTGTAAAGAATTAAGTAAGTCAGTCCCTTCATATAGGTCCTTTCCTTACCCTCAATGATAAGTAACACTTCAGCCAGGATATCATTGTGCAAAGCAATATCTTCTTTCGTCTTGATCGGGTTAAACAAATGCTGCAGCCGATGAGCAAGAATAGTCTGCCCGGCCTTTTCATACATCAAGAATAGTGCTCTGCCTGTGTTAGCCACCTATTATCTCCTTATCCTTTTTTTAACTAAATCATGTTCTATCACCCTTAGTTTACATATTGTCTTTTGTGCTTCTGCTTCTGCTTTTGCCCTCGCAGAATGATTTATCACATTAATACTAACATCAGGAAAGCCAATAGGCTTGTTAAGCTCATCGTAAAACCAGTCAGGCATTATTCTTGATTGTGTTCCAAATTCAATTAAGAAATCGTAAGCCTTTTTAATCTCATTGAACATCTTAACATCACCACCCTTATCTGGATGATGCTTGATAGCTGCTTGACGATAATGCTTTTTTAGTACTTTCTTTGTAGCACCACTTTTTAAACCCAACAACAATAATGCTTGACTTTTGTTCACTCTCCACCTCCAAGCTTTGCTACATTAGCTAAAATACTGTTTGGATCTACCGCGTCTTTCGAGACGTTCGGTGCTACCTTCGCCGCTTCAAGCATCAGAGCGGTTTGCTGGTCTTTAGCTCGCTGTTGAGCCAAGCCTGCTTTAATCTCATCGTATTCTTTTTTAGGAATAATATTCTTCTGCGGGAAGTCATTAGCTTCGAGTATATCATCCATAGTTTCATAAGAGCGGATAGCATGGACCAGGTCAGGATCTATATCAAACAAACCAGAATCTCGGAGACCACCAAGTCCGGACATTATCGGCTGCATCGCCTGGCTAACTTTCTGAGCTTGAGCCAACTGGCCAATAAACACGGGACGAACACTAACAGACCTGACATTGTTGCCAAGGGCACTCATTACAATGTCAGTAATATTAGCCATAGTACCTGGATTGAATGGCCCACGACCTGCTCTAACCTCGATGTCTATCATCCTGGCATCTGTTGCCTCAAGATATCTACTGTGAGTCTCGATCGCTGGAGATAACAAAGTGGCCTTCTCGCCAGCCATCTGCCATATTTGTGCTGCTGATACCGGTTGTTTATTTGTTGCAGCCAGGTCACTGAACATCTGGAACTTGTCAATATAGAACCATCGCTTAAGAGCATCGATCTTTATGTTCATCCAATCTTTGCTGAATTGAATACTACCAATGCGATTGAGATACTTGGGAGGACTATCATATTCTTCCTTGGTCCCAAACATCTCACCTTCAGCATCAAGATCGAGCTTATTTCGCATGGAATCAAGAGCAATGAACGGAGGTCTATTGCCACTCTGAATATCCTCACCATAATTCTTATCCAACTGCTGTAAACTTAGATTGTCCCAAAGAGCATAGAAGGCCGGCGTTCGGCTGCAGGCTTCCCAGGGTTTCTTGTCAAAATCCCATACCGAGAATGGCTGACTGAAATCACCCATGTTCTCGTTTAGCGGTTTGTCTTGTTTGAGCTTCTCAACCTCAGTGAGCTCAAGGAAGTAAACAGATAACCAACGCCAGTTACCGTTAGGTTTCTTAAATGCATTGTCACTATCACTTTTGCTATCCCAGATAGGATCATTTGCCTTGAAAACTGCTTTGTAAACAACAAACGTCTCATTAAGCTTGCCCTGGTTAATAGCCTCGTTGACAGAGATGCTGAGTTTTTCCTGTCGCTTAGTACCTTCTTTATCATCGTTCTTTATAAACTTATCAAGAAGCTGCTTTGCTGTCCAATTCTTGTCTTTAATTATCACACCTTCCGGTTGATTATATTTATCATAAAACACCCGGACAGTTTTATAATGTTGAGGCATCCACATTGTTCTTTGATTTAAAATATCCTCTTCACCGAAGATCACAGGACTGCCAGTAGTAATACCGTCATGAGTAAAGTTCGGTTGGATATCGTAGAAGTTTGACTTCTGATAGGCAGGTGTCATATGATCCTTGATGTCTTGGTTCCAGATGTCAAGCTCATTAATTCCGGCAAGTTCGTTCTGGTCCATCATGTAACGGATCCAGGGAATGTTCTTACTAACCAACGAACCTTGGAACCCGGTAGCCATCATCCTGCTGAACCATGAACCAGAGCCATTGTAAATGTCCTTGCCAAGAAGATCGCCCTGGTTATCAGTCTCAATGAGCTCGTCACTTCGAAAGTAATTAGCCATGAGATCACGGTTGCGATTAGCTTTAGTATAATCAGTCTCTTGCTCTAACCAACGATCAACGATACGCTCGAATAAAGTTTTAGTTTTCCAATTATTCATATTGTTATCCAGTCTTAATTATTTGCACACCTATGTAAACCACGAGTCAATGTATTTTTACCGTAGGCTGATTTATGCTGATCTCTTGGATACGACATTGCAACCTTACCCTTTACCTCACCAAAGACGCTAGCATAGCGATAAACAATACCAAGGTGACTAAAGGCATCACCAACGTGACACGTCCAGTCCCTCACTGCATCAGCAAAGTACACTGGCTTATCCGGCGTACTCAATGCTTCGTTCTTTCGCTGTCTCCAGTTCTTCAGCCCGGTGAATCCTTCCATTGCTTCTTTCGAGAACCAGCACTTCGGAATAATACTTCTCGCAGCTTCGATGCGGTCATTGAAATTAACCTTAGGTATCATCTTGAAAGCGATACCCAGTGACTTAGCAACGTCAACTGTAAAGAGTCCTGTCTGTCCACTCTTGGCATTTGATCCCCAGAGATCTGGAGGTGCATAGTGATCGGCATAGATGTATGGTTTGTTGTTTAAGATTAACGCATATTTCGGCAACCCGAGACCTTCACCATCAAAGTAGAAATCAATTATATGAATCTGCTCTTTAATGAATTGAACAAACCAAACAGCATTGTAAACGTTACCATAATCCCAGACAGAATAAACCTGGGCAGTGGGCTCGTGACATATAGATCCGACCTGTCCTCTATCCTCAATTTCACTCAGCCATTTACCGAGATAAGTTCCTTGAGTATACACAGGCTTTCGTCCTTCAATTCGTATACCATACTCAGTTGACTCCTCACCATACTTCCTGCGGATCATTGCTTCGTACTCTCGCCCGGAAATCTCCGGGATGATACGCTCTCCTGTCTTAAAGTTCGGAGAATCTTTGACACTGATCCTGATGAAGTGCCAGGTTGGATCTTCTTCGCATTCAGCAAACGATCCAGATGATGCTGTTGGATTACCAACGGCAACGATCTTACAATTCGGATCGGTTAAAAGTGACTCAGTGGCTTTCCATATCGCAGCAGGAATACCGGCAGCTTCATCGAAGATAATTAAAACATACTTGTTGTGGTAACCCTGCATCCTGGTAGCTTCACCTGTCACCGTGTCAGCTTTAGTACTGAAGCCATACGCGAACCACTTCTGCTCCGGATCAACATCAAGCTGGGTCTTAGTCATATTGCCGCCAAGAGGAATCTTGGATTGACTATGGGCCGTGTGTATCTCTTTCCAGAGAAGTTTTTCAACCTGGTCAAAGATCGGAGCGGTTGTTATTATCGTGCTTGGAATATGAGTATAGAGGTACCAAAGGGCTATGCGGGCAAGGTTGTAAGTCTTACTGACTCCGTGGCCAGCAAAGACACAAGTCTTTTGGTTATCCCGGACCGACTCAGATACCTCGATCATTTTATCCCAGACGTGCTCACGCTTAACGTCGAGGACATCACAAGCGAACCCGATTGGATCAGGTTGATACTTATCGATAAATGCTTTGACTTGAGCCTTACTCATCCTTGAAAGCCTTTAAGAAGTCTGCAAGATTGTCTTTCTTCTGCTCATTGTCTTTCTCGTAAATACCTAAGTGCTTACCGAGATTCTCGAGAGCAGCCATCTTGCTATACAATTTGAACTTAGTGCTGACTATCTCAGCCTCACCGGAGGTAGACCTGGTGACCTGCACACTCTCTACAACAGCAGCAACGTTTCTTGGTATCTTAGACAAATCCAATACCTCGTTATCTTCACAGATATAGTCCTGAATGTTAGCGAACGCGATTTTAGAAATCTCTGCAACGACCATCTCAGCAGTCACGCCCACCTTTTTAGAGAGCTCACCCTGAAGGTAAGTAATTCGACCTTTTATTTCAACTATTTTAAATAACTGTTCACCCTTTTGTCCGGCTGTCTTTTTGCTGTACTTAGCTCTTTTTGCTGCCTGGGTTTTATTGAGGTCAACCATGTATTCCTGGCTGAAGAGTTCGTATCTTGGGTTTTTTAACGGCTTTGAATAATCTAAACAAACAGGGCCGACGGAGGAGGATTTACTATTTTTGAATTTTGTTCTCTTCGCCAGCCCAGTTCTTTTTTTAGCTTTTGTTCTCTTCGCCAGCCCAGTTCTTTTTTTAGCTTTCGTCATACCTACTCACTTAACTTAACTTAATAGAATAGAATATCTTTTTATTACTTAGACTCACTACTTAGACTATAATATTTCATATTTCATATTTGTCAAGAAAAAAATCTTAAAACCACCTATTAAATTTATAGCACTTAGGGTCAAGTGACGAGATTGCTTCGTCCCTTGTTTTACCAAACAGATCTAATCCATAAGTTTGGTCACTGCCAACTATATCAACAATCGCAAACCACCGAGGTCTTCTGATATTGTCGGCGAATTCAATCCAATTTATACACCAGTCATGTTCCCTGAAGCTGCCCATATTATTTTGAAGTCCGAGGTATTCCAATACCAGTCTGACATCATCTCTGAACTGGTCAGATTTGAACCAGGGATCCAGTGCTTTTTCATTCTCTGATTTTAATTCTGATTTTTTCATATTCTACCTTTCTGGACAAACCTGACATAGTACACCATCTCGTGGTCAACATCTCTGTCATGTTAGTACCAGCTATATACGTATATATGTATTATATTGTATTATTATTATATAAAAGTTTAAGAACATTTACCTTGACCACCTTGACCAATTTGCATAAATACAATAAAAAAAACAACTTACAACTTTTTTAGATGTTGGCCAAATCATGACCTGGTCATGACCAAAAGAGTTTTTTTTGACTTTCCCATCAAACCAACAACCACGAGAAAAAATCTCAGTGTTAATCTGGGCAATTTTTAGTGTTTGTGGTCAAGGTCCAATGTTTTTTGGTCAAGGTCCGAAATGCCGTTTTTATACCTTTTGCCCTTCCACATTGAACCTTTTTTCATATTATCTCTCGCCCATAATGGCTGTAAATTGGTGTAATGAAAACACTTTTTTACATCTTATGGGGAGTTAAAATCGAACGAAGCACAAGGTCTAATATGATCAACACTCCAACCATCAAAACAATAATTATCCCAAGTCATACCATCTTGAAATTTTCGCTCTAAGTGGTCCCTCAATTCAGGTATAGAACAACCCAATAAGGATAGAATTTTTTTTGATTTATATGTGCCCTTTACGCTACTATATAACCTTGTCCGTAAACTATGTTTGAGCCTGGCTGTTGGATTATTAGCTCTATCGAAAGAGTTTTTACATGACTTAGAGCAAAACTCGCCTATAAAAAACTTTTTCAGATGCAATTCGCTACATTGTAAACATTTTTTTAGTATCCTTGGTGGGTGTTCGTTAAAATAGTGCCATGTAATTGCAGCTTTTTTTCTACTATTCGGCATTGTTTATACCTCAAAAAAAAATCAACCAAGTATGCGATCAGAATGGACAATGAGTCCAGAACTGTACTTGGTTGATTTAAAATTGTTTTTTTCTGACCGCATATCTACATTATACCAGATTTAAAATATATGTCAATCATTTTACTACGACCAATCGTTCCTATATGGAGCTTCTTCTTGCCTTGACCACGAGCCTTTTAGGTCTTCAAGCAGATCAATTCCCTGGTAACATTGAGGTCTTTCAGGGATGTTTAACATTTCACCGGGCCTTTGATCCAGGTTATGTTCGTATATAATCGCCCTTTTTTCCTCGTTATTTATTCTTGGCCGGTACCTTTTCAGCCCCGAAACAGCGGAGAAGAACTTCACTTTAAAGACATGAGAAGAGGGTGCTCGATGGTTATACTGTTCACACCAATCCTTGTAATAGGCCCACAAAATATCTACGGGGATAAAGCTATCCTGGTCACCTGTTTTGCAGCAGTCGTTTGCGAAAGCAGTATACGGGCTCGTCATCTCGGCATAATCTCTGGCTAGTGCCTCGCTTTTGGGGTGCTCGATGATAGTATTTGGTGCAGCCAGGATCAGATTGAGGATCCCCGACAGTTCATTTGCAATAATATCGCGTTCGTAGGTTGGATTTTCATGGCCTATGAAAGATTGAGTTGTCTGCATAAAGGTAAATCTACTAGCTAAAGCTCCCGTTGAGTCTCTGAGATCTGCCGGCTCATTCGCCAGCATCAGTATGTTAAGCTTCAGGGCCTCTAGATCGATGGTATCTCTGTTCTTTGGATTGACTGTGATGTTATCCTGCCCGGAGATGTTTTTGAGTGTCTCAACAGCCTTCGTTACGTCTCCCTGACGGCCCGTAACTGATGCATCCCACATTATACCTAATTGTTTATTCATCAAGCCGTACAGCCCATGAGCCCCCGCCAGCGAAGCGACAGTGAGGGCTGACACGTTTGCCTGCCCAAGTAAAGCACAGATGATCCTTCCGATCGTAGACTTGCCGGATCTCTTATCCCCGATGAGAGCCATTATTTTATGCGGGTCCATTATTCTCAGCAGGAATCTCTTTATCCATGAGTGGATAATATCCTGGGCAATCAGGTCTGGGACGTTGACATCTTCTTCTGTGAAATAGAAGCTTAAACATTTTTCTTTCCACAGTGGTGCCAGTTTAGTTGGATCATATATAACTGGCAAGTAGTTGAAGGTATAGAAGTCTGGTGTGAAGGCATGCATTTTGGGTTTATTCATATCTTCGAGACTTAATAGTCCATTCCTAAGAGCGATTGTAGTGTTAGGATTAAGTGCCCCGCTGAATGAGCATATGGCTTTTTGGCTCGGCAGGATATGAACTTCATCCTTTGCTGACAGAGCTCCCATAACATCCATTACGAAGCCGCCGGTTTGTTTGAGCGGCTCGAAGTCTTTACCTTTTTTAGTGCTCTTTACAATACACTTCGCTATAAACTTCCTGATATATATTTTGATTTCTTCACGGTCCTTAACTTGTTGGTACATGTTATTGTGATAAATGCTCCATCCATCAATGGAGTTGTAATGATGGCTGACCGGGCTGAGTTCCCGGAACTTTTTAGCGACCGTGCTTGGCAGGTCATCTTTTAATATTATCGCTTTTAAATCAGGCTCGTTTTTTGGTTTGTAGTTTGCAACCGACCCGGAGATGAGCATTAGTTCTTCGTCACCAAGTGGCGGTTTGCATCGAGCATTGTTCTCGACCCTCAGTGCTGCCAGGATAGCGTTGTGACTGAGGCACCTGTTCCTCATTGTTCCTGCGATACTGGTTAGTAGGTTGTTTCGCCCACCTTCAGCGATCGGCTCGTCTGGGCTCGTCTGAGGAGCTGCTTTGCCCTGCTTGATCGTCAACCATCCCGGCATATCAGCCAGCGGTGCTTTCGGATCTATCTTCCATCTGTACTCTTCACCGCATGGATGC